GATGATTGGCAAATAAACGATCTTTTGTTTGTTATTGATGTTTATGAAATTTCCTATGGAAATGAATGAATAACACTGTTTAAATATACAGTATTGATATTGTTCTTTCCAGAGGTACCCAATGAATTACGATGCGAACGAGCACCTGCAGTGCGCAGAAGTCAAAGCACAGCAACTCACCGCCGTTGCAACCGTTGCGGGAGAGGCCGCCGAACAGATAGACCAAGCAACCTTGGCTCTCTGCTTCCAGGTAATCGAACGACTAGGCAGAGAATGCCAGAACCACATTAACCAAGCTGAAACCACAAATAATAACTAAATGTATATTACTGGTGATATACATAGTTAAGTAACTGAGTTATATTGTCAATTCAGCACCACTGAATATAAGGCATAAACATGACTCGAATCATTACAGTAGGCAATGGCAAAGGCGGCGTGACCAAAACTACTACCGCCGTGAACCTTGGCTACGAACTTAGCAAAAAGAAGAAACGCACTCTTATTATCGATTTTGACGGACAAGGCGACACCACCAAATTTTACCTAGAAGACGAAACCCCGCACTACCTTGGTGACGTTCTCCTAGATAGAAAGTTTGATATTAACCAAGCTATCTACCCCGCTCTCGTAAACGGTGAAGAACAAGAGAACCTGTTTATCATTCCTGCGCGCTTTGACGATGCCATGACTAAATTGGATATGGATTTATTCTCAGCACCAAAACGAGAAGAGCGCCTTAAGCTGCAGCTTAAGAAGATCAGCGAACCGTTTGACTTTATCGTTATCGACACACAACCAGGTACAAGCGTGCTTGGCCTTAACGCAATTAATGCGGCGACTGAGTTTATTTTTCCAACGGATTACAGCGAGCACTCTATTGATGGAATAGAGAAGCTACTCACTCATATTCAAGATGTGTTGTTTATTGAAGAAGACGAGATTAATTACACAGTTCTTCCAGTTAAAATCGACAACCGCAAAAAACGTAAGAATGAATACGGTGAAAGCTATACGGGCGAGCGGTGGCCTGACAAAGTAGCCAAAACCAAGATTATGGACAGATCAGTTTTCGACGACGCCGAACGCGAGCACTTACCTTTATCTGTATTTAACAAAGGCCATGCGGCAGCTCGTTACTACAACAACCTAGCAGCGGAGATTATCAATGACTAACGAAGAACTAACGCTACTAGAAGAGTTGAAAGCCAAACCAACCCGCGAACTTAAACCTGCAGAAAAGGCGAAGCTCAAAAGCCTTGAGCGACTCGCAAAAAAAGAACAAAAAGCGGAAGCACCTAAACCAAAGCGCAATGAAACCTTTGGGGTGACACCAACCACTAAACTTGCTGCGGTTCCCTTTCGAATCAGCAACGAAGAAAAAAAGATCATGACAGATACAGCCAAGAGAGTAGAAGGCACAGAGCTATTCTATGACCGCCTTGGCGGGAAAGACGACTTAAGTAATAACACTCAAATGCGCGCCGCGCTACGAGCCTATGAAAAGCTCAGCGACGAAGAGAAGGTAGAAGCCATTCGAGAGGCTAAGCTCTCTATGGCTCGCTCTCAACGTTAAATGTATATTACCAGTGATATACAAGGGCAGCACTAGCTGCCCTTTTTACTATCCTCATAATTCCTCATTAGAAATTCAATCAACGACTTACGAGAGGCAGCGGTAAGCGTTCGGGCTGCGGCTGCTACATCCCACGCCGTGACGGGGGCGAGCTTGAGCATATCTAGCGCTAAGTCCATGTATGTAATGTTTAAAAATTTCATAGCTGCCACAAACTGAGACAGTTTCAATTCAGCCTTACCGGACTCACATCTAACATAATGTCGTCTGCTTATACCGATATTCCTAGCCACATCCAGTTGCGTTAGTTGGTCGCGTTCACGTCTTCTTTTTATAACGACCATCAATTCATGATGTGACATTTATCAACCTTAATGTGATTGGTTAGTCTCTAAATGAGCAAAAAAGAGACCAGCCAGGTTTAGACTATTTACCCCAAATTATTTACGGTTATGATGCAAATGATTTCTATGCTAACTATTTAATAACTATACTAATTTTACAAACAACGACTAGGTGACAAACTAATGGCTTTACTCAACCTTATATTAGATTTTCATTATGCGACAACACAAATGATAAATTTGTCAGTTTGCAAATCAACACTTAGTTTGAAGCGTTGGCTATCAGGTGCACTATCAACATGGGGCTTTGTACCACCGATTGAGGTAGCTCAATGAAAAGAGAAGAGAATTTAGAGCTGCTTGAATCAGCAAAAGGATTGGCGGCTTGCGGGAGCGAGGCGGCGACGAACTGGGAGCAACACCACTTGGTGAGCCTATTCATCGAAATTGAAAGGAAGCTCGAAAGAGCATTGAAAAACTTGGACGATTCACGCCCTATTTAACATATATTACCTAATATGCACCAAGCGGCGTTAACTTTGGCGACTTGATGCAAAAAGAAAGGCTAAGCGTTTATTTCTGACAGCTTAGCCTTTTCATTTTCTGGGGATAAGTGGCTGTGGATAACTGTAAATTTCATAAGGACTCTGAAAGCCCTATTTTCTACACTTAAATAACTTCCGATAAGCTATCAGGAAAAAAACCACAACCAAAACTGATAACCCTATATGAAATGTAACAAACGCCTCATTTTTTGTAATCAAACTAAAGCGCTCAGCGAACAATGGCGCTATGAATAAAAAAGCACCTACTGATAGTAACAAGCGGAATGCTATTCTTCTTTTCTGTATTGTCATCAAGATACCACTTAATGTTGACGACCATCATCACTCCACTTGGAGTAATTCGGATTCTGTTTAGCATTACAGTGCCACGACTGAAAACCATTTTCTCTACAGAACTGGTGCACCAGGTGACGAGGTAATTGCTTAAGTTCGTTGTTCAGACGAGCGTAATTCGTTAGACTAGCTTGAGTCATAGTTATTCCCTCTTAGTTTTGATCGGCTTTAGGGTGATTGTGATTGCAAACCCCGTTCTAGTTTGGCGACTAACGGGGTTTTGTTTTATCTATATCTTGTGTTGGCGATGAGTGCCGGCTTTCAATATGTAGTGGTTACTCACCCATTTTCTCTAAACAGTATTGTTCAAACTGATATAGAGACTCATCATCAAAATGACCAGAATCACGAAGTGACATCATTTCGTTAAACAAATGACGATTACTTAGATCAAGGTTGATGTACTCATGCAGATGAGCCACTCGCGGCTCTTGGGTACGGCGATACCAGTTTGCAAAGGCAGTAGTAAAAAACAGCGCTGCTCTACCGCCCTCTTCAATTTGCTCTCGAATATCAGCTAATACTTCCTCTTGGGGACGACCGTAAGCAATAGGTTTAGGGTTCATCACTAGTGCTCGAACTGAATCAAGGATTTCTTGCTGCTGCGCTTGGTTATATTGCGGTAACTGGTTAGCCAGCTGCCCTAGATAATCTGTTAATACTGCTACTATATAATCACTGTTCATCTTCTTTCCTTTTATCGTCTTCAATCCACTCAAGTGCTCTCTCAAACCCTTGAGGGCTAATGTTGATATACCAATCCAAATCAACTTTTCTACGCATTATCAAACCACGATCTTCAAGTGTTTTGCATGAACTGCGAAAGTTATTTGGGTGAACCTCTTTGTCCAGCATTCTATTCACGGCGGCGTTCAAAACCGTGGATTTTGCTTGCTTGTTCCCACGCATAAAGGCATGAGCCAACCTTAGTAAAATCTCTTTCTGAATTTCGCTGAAACGATGATTATTTGTATTCATAATTCCTTAATCATTGCTGCAATGATTAAAACAATATATCACCTTATTCATTGTTACAATGATTAAGGTGATATATAGATAGAAAAAGAGACAGGGTTAACAGTTTGGTTATTCACAATTTCAGGGGATATCTAAGGGGATAGGTTGCCAGAAGCGGCATTGAGAAAGGGCTTGCCCCCTAAGCTAAGGGGGCATTAAAGCAGGGGTGTGGAAGTTTGAGTTGAGCGCTAGAGCTGCGTTAGCTTTAGCGACGGACTTTTTTATCAATGTTCGCATGCCGTCAGATTCAGACGGAGGTTTTAGGACTAGCGGAGTAGCGGCACATTGCTTGAGGTCGAGAATGTAGAGCTGCAGGTTCTTAAAGCTGCGTTCAGGGAAGTAAGCCCCGTTGCTTCCTTCCACTTCATACCACTCAAGGTTTATCGGTGTCGGTGGGCAACTTGTTGGGGTTGGCGGTGGTGAGCTGCACGCTGCCAGAAGCAGCACCGAACTCATCAGCAAAAGTTTCTTTCGGGCTTTCATTAATAGAGTTCACCTGTTCTTGTCTCTGCTTTTGGGCTTTGGCTGCTTGCCACTTTCGGTAGGCAGCCGCGATATAAGGGGCGAGTTTTAACACCCCTAACAAGATTTTCAGATACTGCATTACTGCATTCTTTTAAAGTGAATCGGGTTCTTATCGAGCTCGTTCTTAGCGTGTCCACGATTGGCAGCAATGGCCTCTAAAACAGAGATTAACCAATCAGGCGCTTTGGCTAGGGTTTCCGGTTTAATGAACTGTCTCACCTGCGCCCAAATAAACCCAAGCGCTAGCAAGCCAAGAATAACGATGGCGTAATACTCGCCCGCCACCCACTTAATCGCGACAAAAATCAAACCTGCTTCTTCTGGAGTTAAAGGGGCTACCTCTGCCAAAGCTAGGCTAGAGAATAGTGCGAAAACTAAAGCAAAAATGTATTTCATGTTTTTGTTTCTCCAATAAAAAAGGGCAGCTAACGCCACCCTAAAAATAAATGTATATCACCAATGATATACATTAGTTGTCAATTGCTGCTAAGCGGAGGTTTTCCGCAATTCGTTGCGACCACCCACGCGAAAACTGCGACCACGTTTTAATGTCGTTCATAAAGTCCAATCGCTCTGCTAAGAACTTTAAAAGCACATCATTGTGATCGGCTGCTTTTACTGCCGCCTCGGTTTTCTTGCCGTAATAACCATCGTCTTTAGCGCCTACGGCACGCTGTAAAAAGCGAATCGCACGCCAACCACCATGATTAATTGATGCATCGAATAGTTGATACATCACAGCTTTGTGGAATGCTTCACCGCCAAACTTGAGCCAGAAATCACGATAATAAATCTCTTTAGCTTGCTCGATGGTGAGTTGCTTAATGTTGATGTGTGGGTAACTCATCGCAGCGATACCAAACTTGGTACCTTTGCGCTCCCCCTCACCCACAACGCCCGTTGTCCAGTTTCCACGGTCATCGTATACGTTCTGGTACTTGCCTTCGTGACCTATCACTCGCTCAAAAGCGGTTAAATATGCCTGCGGGTACTTCATAGATTCTCTCTAAATGATTAAGTAGGGCGAGTTGCTTCTACTTGAATGGTGTAGGTGGTGCGGGTGCCGGATAACGTCACGGTATCGATAGACCAATTACCTTTGGAACGGGGCGATTGAAAGCCCTCAAGGTTCATGACTGATTCCGCAAATAGTCCAGGCTTACCTTTTATGGTGGCTGTAAATGTTTGCCCCTTGCGGGTAAGTTCAGCTAACTTCGATTCGGCTCTTTGAATCGCTTCATCATCGGTTTTAAACACTTCTCTCATTCGATAATAAGGCTCAGTGCCGATGACCGCTGTGTTGCACTGCCCTGTGTCTGTGGTTTGCCATTCGGCTTTAATGCCACTAAAACGCACATTGCTTGGGTGAGCGATCTTAGCCGTACCGCTTTGCACATCTTGCAGGTTGATGGTGACTGAGCGCTGATCGTTACCGGATAACGCTGAAAGGCTGCCCCGCTTGCCAAATACATACATGTTGTTTATTGGCTTTGTGATTGCGTCATGTTTCGACGCCAATCGCTCAATGAAAGCTGAATCTGTTTCTTCGTTCTGGTTTAGGTGATCGGTGGGCTTGCTGGCAAGTTCAGGGCTCACACGCACTTCATAGCCGTGCGGTTCCATTACTGCTTTAACCACATCCAACACCGTTGCAGGTGGAAAAGTGCGGCGTCTTGACTCTCTAAAGCTTGTCTTATCTGATACGCTAAATTTGGCGGGGGTAAGCTGCAAAACGAGCTTTACGGGGTGTAAGTGCTCATCTATCGACGATACTTGATAAACCCCTCTAAACTCACCATCCACGGTAATGCTCCACTCGCTGCCACTTGCAGGAATATGAGCCATCGACTCAGCGCCGCCATACGTGAGCGTAACTCTATCGGCTTGCTTGCCTGTACCATCCGTCAAAAACCAACTGATAAGAAGAGGCTTAAGCTCTGCAGCTCCTTGCCCTTTAATTTGAATTACATCCATACAGGGATTTCATTTGTGGTGGTCGCTTCTGGTTCGGTGCCAATGCTTGGTAACTCCACCATTTGACCAGGTTCTAGAAAGAGGGTCTTTTGATTCGGATTGAGACGATAAAACTCATTTTCAAGCTCATCGGAATCTGAACCAAACACCCGATAAAGTAACGTATTAACCGTTTCATTTGGCTTGGCTTGTGTCTTCATCCTTTTGTCGGTACTCCTTAAGCGTGAGCGTAATTTTTACGACTTGTGCCTGCCCCTTCTCAATGATTTTTGTGTAACTGGTTTTCACATTGCGAAGAGTCCACCGCCCCCAACTTCTTCCTTTGCCGTCTGTTATCATCACAATTTCATGGGCTTTCGCCATTGTCCGTAATGCGTCGGCTTCGGCTTCACCATCACCTTTGAACGCCACGACGTTAAGCGTCCAGTTATCCAAAGGGTTAGCTTTGGGGTCTTGCCTTGGGCATTCTATCGCGTCGAAATCTGACCACCCGCCAGAAGTCTCATAGGTATGAGACTCCAACGGATTGCCTTTCACTACGCTAAAAACATGATCGTTAAGTGCTAGATGCTGCATTAGCTCACCAATGAATGTTCAAAGTCTTGAGTTAGGTTGTCAGAATCTAAACCGTGCTCACGAGCAAACTGTGCTAAAGCTTGTTGTACTGTTTCCATCGTTAAAGCAGCGGTTTGTTCTGGTGCTTGCGCGCCGGTTACCTGCACCACTGGTGCAAAAGTAATGTTTGGCTTTTGCGCCTGCTCCACCTTTTTGATTTGAGCGGTTTTGATTTCTTCGGTTTTATCCGGTAAGGGTTGATGATTAATCCAATTAGCAGAGAGGGTTTCGGGGCTCTCGGCTTTTGCAAGGGCAGCCTCATCGTTTTTGAACCAATTGAAGATGGTTGAAGCAATACTTTCTCCTGCAGAATCTCCTAGCATCCCCCCAATACCTGCGCCGATTGCAGTACCAATACCAGGGAGGATCATTGTGCCAAGAGCGGCACCTGCAGCGGCACCACCTAAGCCACCAATTAAGCCGCCCCCACTTTCTGCAGCTGCAGCGTTATCACCTTTGGCTAGGTTAGTGACAACACTTACAGCATCTAGCCCCATAGTGAGAGGTCGAAGGAATCCTGCTACCTTAGCGAACTTCTCAACGTGCAACCCCTCCAGCGTATCACCGACAGTGCCAGTAATTTGGGCGGCTTGGTTGAGGCCATCGGCTGCAAAGGCAGGCAAAGCTGCACCGCCAGCCAATAAGCCAGCACCCGCCTTGAACATGTTGCCTTTTGCCCTTCCTGACAAACTCATACCTTTAGGGGCTCTCGATGAAACGAAATCTGTGGCACCACTAAAGAGATCCATTCCAAGACCAACTAACCCGCGTTTTCGTCCTCTTCGACGGCGTGACGGTGTTCGCCTCGTTCTCGGTTCTCCCTTTGTTCTTATCGTGTTTCCAGATTCGCCCACACGAGCACCACGGGTGGCTTTAGCTTGGCGTTCCATTGCAGCAGCGTGTCGGTTTGCTGCGTTAGTTGCTTTGTCTGTGGCTGATTGCTGACCTTTAAGCGCTATGGTTTCTTTGGCTATGCTCGCCACATTCGTTGCAAACTTTATCCCTTGGTAAACTTTGTATGCAGCCACGCCTGCGACCACTGCAGCACCGAGACCTAACACAATATCTGCGGCTATGCCTGCCTCTGCCACCCATTCAGTGGTGGCTATTGTGAGATCGACAATAGGGTCTAACACCATATTTAAAGCAGGCCACACTTTGTCACCCACTACCGTGGCGAGATTTCCGAATGCATCCATAGCCCGTTCCACGCCTGATAGGTTGGTGCTTGCTATATCGGTGTATTCATCTTTAACAGAGGTGTTACTCGCGTTGGCGGCTTCGTTCTGAATCTTAGTAAGTCGCTCTGTGTCCTTTAATAGCTTCTGAATGTGTGGGTTAGCTTCATCACCAAACAGAGACTTAATCGCAGCGGATTGATCTTCTTTGTTTAGCTCTTTGATGCCTTCGAGCACTTGCAACAACGTACCCATAGCGTCTTCTTGCATACCTAACGAGACTGATTCGGCATCAGTCCCAAGCATGCTAAAGATTTCTTTCTGGCTACCCGTTGCAGAAAATCCAGCGGTTAACGCTGAGGAAATATTTTTAGCAGCTGTGGCGGCCTCTTCTGCGCTAGCACCTTTTGATAAGAGCGAACCAGACAAACCAAGAGCCTGAGACTCAGTAAAGCCTGAGTTGGTCATAAGCGCACCTGTTCGACTCATCACACTCAATAAGTCATTACCAGATACACCGCCGTTTTGGTTGGCAACATCATTGATCATGTTCGCCATTTGCATGAACTGCTTTTGCCCTGCTTCACCTTGCTCATAACCAAGCGAGTTGCGAAGTGCCATGCCCTTTTGGGCTGCCTCATCTGCGCCCATATCCCACGCAGTGGCAGTCATAATAGTGTCACGAGTATAAGCGGCTAAATCTTCCTTAGTTATGCCCCCGTTCGCACCACCTGCGGCAATCTTCATTACATCCGTATCGCTAACCCCTGCCATTTCAACAGCAAGGCTATTAAGTTCACGGCGTAACTTCTGCGCATCGTCCCCACGGTATCCCTGCTCGCCAAAATCCAAGGTTTTTGCCACATCCACAAATGAGGCTTCGTTGTACATGGACTCACGACTAGCCAGAACACCCGCTGCAGTAATTCCCACTGCAGCTGTGTTTGCGCTCGGCATTGAATCAAGCGCTTCTTTCTTTCGTTGCTGCAGCTGATTAGAGCGCGCTAACAGCTTGTTTTCTCGCTCTAACAGTTGAGCGGATTTTTCAGCACGGCGATTAGCAATATCTTTAGCTTTTGCCAGGTCTTTGGTGCTAATGCCTGCAGATTTAAGTTTGTCATTAAGCGCGCTGAGTTGGCGGGTTTGATTCTTCTCCTTCGCGTTTAAATTCGACACACTTTTAGTGAGTCGCTCCAACTCTTTCTGCTCTTTCTTCGTCAGTTTATAGTGCTCATTTTTCTTTTTGGTGAGCTTATCTACAACCGACTGAGAACGAATTAACTTGTTTTGTTCTGCTGTGGTTAAATCTATGCCTTTTGCTTTTTTAGCATTGAGCGAAGCAACGGTGTTCTCATTGGTTCTTAACGAGACAGTTTCAGACTCAGTGAGCTTTATGTGCTGCTTCTGCTTATCGGACAACGCAGCCAACGCTGCCTTAGTGTTAACGGTCTGCTCTTGGGTGACCTTAAGAGCCGATGTTAAGGTTTCATACTGCCTTACATCCCCTGCCGTTTTCTTTGCGGCTCTGAGTTCTTTCTGCGCTTTTTCGGTGGTACTGATCAACCCCTCTTGCGCTTTTTCTACTTTTTCAATTCCAGCGACTGCTTGCGTAGCGTCTGTGGTGATTCCGAGCTGTATTTTCTTATCCACGCTTTACTCCTAATTGAGCCAAAGCTAGCTCATAACGTCGCAATGCAATTTCCGTTGTCCATTCCAGCGCGTCACTAGCGGAATATCCCGCCAGTGGCACCACATCTAAAATGGTTTCAACGTTCTCTATTGAAAGTAAGCCGCTGGCTTGGTTAAAAAATTGGTAGCTGCATTTACAAGGCTGCGATAATCAGGCAATGGCAAGGCCATAACCTCTTCTTCTTCTAGCTCAGTTAGGTTCGCAACAATAAAGCAGGCGCGTTGAATGTCGTCACTGATCTTGTTTGCCATTTTAGAAAGCTTGAGGGTTGGGAAGTCAAAGCTAACTGTACGTTCATCACTAAAATACAACGTCACTTCTTTAGCGGTATCGTTTTGCTCTTCTTTTGCTAATTGGTAACCCGTTTGGCGATAAAAATCATAAGAAGCATCGTAAATCGATAACCAATCAGGGCTTGATAGAGAATCCAACTCATCTTGATTGAGTCCCGTTGATACCATCACCAAGGCTTCTTTCTCTTCCTGTGTGAAGGTGTCACCCTTTGGTTCAACGTCTTTGCTTGATTCACGGTTCATCGGCTTAACCGTGACTTCTTTGATGGTTTCGAGTGGCTTTAATAGCGTAAATTTACGCTCTAGGTATTCGGCTTGGCTCATTCTGCCCCCAATAAATAGGTAATAAAAAAGGCCGCTCAATAGCGACCTTACTTAGTGGTTTAGCGATGATTTAGACGTTAAACACCGCACCGCCAATTACATAGATACCGTTATCAATATCAACCGTCGTGATAGGAACTGCGTTATCCACCCAAAGGTGTTTATCAATTTGCCCGGTTAGCGTGAGCGTTTGCTGTTCGCGAATCTTTGAGGCGTCGTACTCAAAGTTAACTTCACCTGTCATGGTGTGCGTTGTGTCGTAACGCTTTAGACCGTCTTTGCCGTTCTCGCTGTAAATGATAACGGTAGCTGCACCCGCTATTAGCGCAGCGTTAACAACGGAGGCCATTTCACCTTTGATCGTCACCGACCACTCAGAAGCTTCATAGCCCACATGCACCTTTTTACCCATGAATGAACCAGGTACATCCTGATAGACTTTGGTGTATTTCGGTGGGGTAAAATCAGCCATGTTGTTCGTGATCTTAATCCCGCCAGGGAGTGTTAACTTTCTTGCATGAATAACTCGATTACTCATAACTCACCTTATTAGCTGAATGTTTTGATTGCATCATCGATGTAAACCTGCAGGATTTCATCGCTTTGGTTTAACTCGATGATTGAGTGTTCGTTTGGACGATACGCACCCCAATCAATCACCAATACCCACTCGCCATTCTTGTAGCGTTGCAGGTTATTACGGGTAGAGTGCAAATAACACTTCGCCCCGATGATTTCACCATCGGCCTGCAGACTTGAGAGCCAGTTGCTTAGCTGCGCGATACGTTGCTTGAAGAAATCGAAATCAAGGTTGTATTCCATCGTGTCACGGTGTGACTTGATAAGCTCACGGCACAATTGGTTCTCAATACCAATGACGTTGCCAAAACTGCCATCTGCAGTACGAGTGCCTAAGAACATTAAGCCGCCGTTCGGATCGCGAATGGTCACCGCGACGCCTTTTTTGTTTAGGTCTACACCTTCACTGTTCTTATCGTTGACACGGTAGCCCACAATGCGCGCGATATCGTCTAGCGGCGTACCCGCACCGTTTGGTGTTTGAGACGGTTTCACACTACAGCGAGCCGCCATACCTACAACCGATGGCGGGATAGCATGAGACCAACGCTCGCCGCTGACATCACAACACCAAACACGTTTATGAACCGTGCCTAAAAGCTCTGCGTAAGTCTTTGCTTCTACAGTGTTGGTGTCTGGTGCATCTGTCCAACCTTCACAGTATGTTTGGTCAGCCAGTGCCGCTAGTGCATTGGCGATCTCGATATCGTGAAAGCCAGGGGCAGCAACGTTTGTTGGTGCTTCTTGACAGGCAGAAAATGCCGCGATACCCGTCAATCGTCCAGACGGGGAAACACCGCCGACAATTTTAGCTTTGGTTGCATCATCATCAGCACCTTCTTGTTCAATAATGACGTAGCAAGGCACCTTAGCCACTTCTAAGAAGTATTTAGCGCTAAAGTAGAGCACACCCGATGGTGTTTCGGTTGTGTCGATTAGTGCCAAGTCTGCAGGGGTATATAGCTTGACAGGTTCGCCATAAGCTACGCTTGGGTCTTTATTTGGTGCAACACCAATCAAGCCCCCAAGTTGGTTATCTACCCCGCCCATGACGCCTAGCGGTTCGCTCACTTCTAGTGAGATACCGTTATGGTTTTGTGTTGTGGTCGTTGCCATTACTTACTCTCTTTTTTCAATTCGAGGTTTTTATTTCTGAGATGGTACTCAGCTTGGGAGGGCGTCAAGGTGATTGATTCACCTTTCTCACGCCAACGCTTGAGGATGCGTTTCTCTTTGAGCATCACGTACTCACGCGGGGCGTTCTTAGCCTGCGCTTGGGTTGGTGCGTCTGAATTTGACGC